CCTACGATGCCAGTAAGATTTATGGCGCTGCCGCTGCTGAAAAAGCTGCTGCTGCTGGAGAAGCTAGTATGAAATTTTTGAATGCTGCCGGAAGTCAATTATTAAAAGCTACTAAAAGCTCTGCTCAATCTGCTAAAGCTTTAGGTGAATCTATAAAAAACTATGCAAGTGGAAAACCTAATCAAGCACAAAAAAATCAAAAAGCAGAGACTGCAGCAATCCAAGCTCTACAAGATGCTCAAGTTGCCAAAATCGCTTCTCAAACTGCTCAAAAAACCGCTCAAACTATCGAACAACAACAAATTGCTAAAGATATGGAAGTTCAAGCCGATCAATTAATCAAGGAGGCTAAAAAACAAGTCAAACAATCACAACAAATGCCATTATAAGCGTTTTTTATTACGAAATAATAAAAAATTTGATTTATTCTTATAAATTATTTGGTGGTCCAGTATTAGCAGTAATAACTTGTGAACTTCCGTAAAACGCAGCAATATCAAATGGATAATCAAATGTTGAAACATAAATGAAATTATATGGACCTATTGATTGACCGGGTAGATATGGAGATGTTGATGGGATTGTAAATGTAAAACGTCCAGACAAACCATGATTGATTGTCAAATCAGATGAAGTAATATATCTCCAATAATATGTGGTGCCACCAACTGTTTGAGATACATTTGGATAATAATATGGATCTGCTTGTACTGTAGGTGTTGTGGTTCGTACTAAAAATGGAGCTACAATGGGATATCCATCAAAAGCCCATCCAATTAAGTAAGGGGTGGCAGATGGATAAAAATCAAACATGTGTGGTGGAGAAGCGTGAGAATGATAGTTTCCTTGTTCATTGACATGCCCACCGAATATATCTAGACATTCTTTAGGATATGGGTTATTTCCTTGGGCATCTATAGGAGTTAAAATTAAATGATTGGCAACTGAATAACCAATACCAGACAAAGTTTCATTGTAAGGTGAATTTGATAAAGAATTTACTGGAAAATTAAATGTACAAGAATTTGATTTAAATGTGTTGGGTTCAGGATCACAATAAGATGCTGCAAAATTATAATAATTACCGCTAACACCCGTATAGGCATATCCAGTTGGATTTGTTGGATACAATCCTGTTACTACTTTTACAATATTATTGGCATAAGTGATCGTAAAAGTACCTGTTCCTTGGTTAATTAACCCTGGAACAGAATAATTTTGTAATTTTGAATCAAATGCCAGATAATTTCCATTACTATAAGAAGTTGGTGTTGTAGATGTTGGAGTAGCATTAAACCAATATCCAGGATAAGTATATCCATCACCCACTTTAAAGCTTGCATAAACCAAGGGAGCGTATGGGGAAGTCGTTAATAAAGTCGATGTATTAAAGGTTGTAGGATTTTGTGCAGAAAAGGTACTTTGAGTGCTCGTATAAGTTGTTAATAAACTAGTTGTAGAATATTTGGAATTATAATAATAAGCGTATGTATAATTTGACATTAAATTCAATGTAACTATATTAGCCCAGGATAATGTTGGAGCAGTAACATTACCTGTATATACTGTATATGATGTACTAGTTGGATAAGATATCGAATTTATCACACATGTTGGTAATGTATATCCTTGATAATTACTGACAGTTTCAAAAATATGTACATTTAAAGAACCAAATGTATTTTCATCACTGCTTACATAATAAATTGTTGTAGCACTAGATGAGCTTGTAAAAAATTTCAATCCAATTCTAAATGATGAGAATGTTGTTGGAAGTTGACATAAAGGTAAGCAAAAAACACCATATTGTGCAGAAAATGGCATGTATTTTGTTGTTCCGCTATTAGATTGACTACTTGGAGTTGCGGTATTTATATAACCTTGATAGAATGTAATTTGATTGTCTGTATATTCTGTATAATTTGAATTATCGGTACTATAAGCTATATAAGATTTTAAAGTATTACCACTTGTAGATGCGCTCCATCCACTTGGAATTGTCAAATTAGAATAAGTAAAAAATATATTTAAATATTTATAAGTCGTACTGGAAATATAAGTTGTTGGAACATAACGATAATAACAACAAGCACTAAATGTTGAATTTGCACCATAGGTTAAATTTGAATTATAGGCTATTTTATTATATGTTGTTGTTGCGTCTTGGATCCACAAGTTTGTAAAAATTGTATTTATTTCACTAAACTTTATTCTCTCCAAAACTGCACTTAAATCAATATTTAGTGTAAAAATAGCTTTTTCTTGATTCCAATCAAAAGTCGCAAGTGGATTAGCTAAACTGTAAGGTTCAGTAAAAGAATCGGATAATGGAACATTTTCATTATTTACAATTAAAAATCCTTGTAAAGGCTCTTTTTGACCACTTCCATCTAAAGCTAAAAAATCAATTTGGTTTAATTTATAATTATCTACATTATTTGGTATAAAACATGTAGGATCAAATGTATAAATTGTGGAAAATTTAGGAACTTGTATTAATCCACCAAATGTAAAATTCCAAATACGATTACCAATTGATGTATTTGTAATATTGATATTATTATACCTTATTAATCCAACAGTTGTTGGTGAAAAAGAATAGGTATAATTTATTAAAGAATAAACATTATTTATGCATGTTTCGGTTTGTTTATTCTCAAGCGCATAAACTTGATCAATCAAGTTTTTTAAAACAAGTTCAATGTTTTTTATAGCATTGTAGTTGCAATTATTAAAATCCATTTTATCTTGTATAAAAAAATTTTGTTTAAAAATTTTTTTGATTAGATCCAAAACGCTTATATAGGCATTTACATCAATATGACGTATACGGTACTTTTAAAAATCCAAATCTTCCTTGCTCAAATATCTTGTTGGACTTGTTATTAACATAGTTTTGAATGTCTCCATTTTCTCGCGATTATTTACCAATAGTGTCGTCACATTTTTATAAGCTGCATCGACCAATTGTTGAATTTCTTGATCCACTTTGGAAGCCGTGTATTCCGAGGTGGATGATGAAAATCCATTATCGGAAGGCAATTTAGAATATACTTCCAGCTCTTTACCGAATCCATAATCCTGAATCATTTTTTTGGCCAAATCATTGGCTTGTTTCAAATCTTGAAATGCACCCAATGAAACATTGTCTCTTCCATAATAAATAGTTTCCGCGGCTTTTCCACCCAAAGCAACCATCAGTCGTTGATTCAATATATTTTTGGTATACATGCCGCCTTCCATTAACGATTCCTTTTCTCTAAAAATCGTGTATCCACCAGCTCCATTATAAGTGCTTTGAATGGTTACTTTTTCAAAATCAAAGACATCAGGAGCGGCAAGAACCGCTAAAGTATGACCAATTTCGTGAATCGCCACGCGTTCCAAAGTATTGTCATCACGAGTTTCAACTTTTTTAATCACACCCACAAATAGTTTTTCAAGAGCTTGGAAGATATCATTGGCAGATATTTCACTTTTTCCTTGTCGTGCTGAAAATATTGCTGCTTCATTGAGCAAGTTTTTTAGTTGCGCACCAGAATATCCCGCGGTGAGAGAAACAATATTATCCAAAGTTGTATTTTTTTCCAAGGGTAGTTTTTGTGCATATGAATCTAAAATAGCGCGTCTTGAATTGGCATCCGGTAAAGGAACTGCTACAATTCTATCAAATCTACCGGGTCGAAGTAATGCTGGGTCCAAAGTATCTTTACGATTGGTAGCTCCAATCACAAGAACTTCTTCACTTCCATAAAAACCGTCCATTTCTGCCAACAATTGATTCAATGTTTGCTCGCGTTCATCATTGCCACCAAATCCAGATGCTGAATTACGAGCTTTTCCAAGTGCGTCGATTTCATCAATAAAGATAATGGCAGGTTTTTTGCGCTTTGCTTCTTGGAAAAGTTTACGGACACGAGCGGCGCCCATACCAACAAATAGTTCCACAAATTCTGAACCGGTGACGGCTATAAAGTTGGCTTTTGCTTCTCCGGCAATTGCTTTGGCCAACAAAGTTTTACCTGTTCCTGGAGGACCTTCCAACAAAATACCTTTTGGAATACGAGCACCAACTTTTTTATAATTGGTATTATTTTTAAGGTAGGATACAATTTCAGAACATTCCTCCAAAATTTCTGGTGATCCTGCCCAATCCTTCAATGTAATGGTCGGTTTTTCACCCAAATAATTAACAGAAGCAACACCCATTCCATTGTTTCTTCCAAGAGGAGTTATCCCGCTTTGCCTAAAACCAGCAGCAAAAATATTACGAATCACTGTAAAGCCATAGATACCTAATGGAATATAAAATAAAGCACTAACCCAATCAAATGGTTTTTCCAAAGGTTGAAATAATATTTGTGTATTGTGTTCTTTTGCTTCTTTTACAATTTCAGTCGAAATGACAGGATGAATATTTGTTTTGTGTAATAAGTTTTCATTGTCCAAACTAACGACAATGGTCAAATCTTGTGAAAATAAAATCTCTTGCACCTTGTTGTTTTCAATCTTTTCTAATAATGTTCCCATACTTTCTTGATCAAACTTATCACTATATTGAATTAATTGTTTTGCATTGACATCGAAGGATTTTATAATTTCCGCTTTGGAAAGTTCCTCCAAAGGACCGGTAACAATAGCACCTAATCTTTTAAGGCGTGGTCTGGTCGGTGTCAAAAAAGAAGTTGGAACAAACGCTTTGCTAGTTTCCATGCAAAGTGTAATCAACAAAAGAAGAAAACTTGTTTTCATTATTTTATTAATAATGAAAAATTTAAACTTTGAAAATTTTGCGTTTTACTAGTTTTAAATTTGGAATTGAAACTAATTTGTCATTTTTATAATAATTAATTGATTTCAAACTTCCATCTCGATGATTGGTTTTACACAATCCATTTCTCTTTCCATCTTGATAATTTGTCTCTGAAAACAAATTTCCATTATCAAAATATCGCAACACAATGGGTGATATCATTTTACCATTTTTATAAAGCATTTTTACCTTGAAAGCACCGTTTAAATGATATTGTTCTAAAAAACCATCCAAAAAACCATTGTTATATTCCGAAATCTGCCAAATGTTTTTATTATAATAAACTACGAGTTTACCGTGATAATTTCCATGTTCATCAACATAAAATTCACGGTCTAAATTTCCATTTTTATAAAATTTTACATGATTAGTCCATTTATTTTTTGCAATTTGCTCATCATATGTATAATCAAATTTTTGTATACATTTGGAATAAATTTGTGAAAAAGTGGGGTCATATTCATAAATTAATTGTATAATGTCTTGCGGTAATTGGTCAAGCATTTTTAATTCACCATTAGTCAAAACATATATTTTGTATTTTAATCAATTTTTAAAAATTACCCAAGAATGAATTCAAACTGGGAAGAGTATTTTACCAAAGTCGACATTGACAAAATTTACAATGACAAAAATGTGATTTATCCGCCAAGAAATCTATTATACAATGCTTTTTCATATTTTCCTCCTTGCGAAACTAAAATTGTATTATTAGGTCTAGATCCTTATATTCACGAAAATCAAGCTCATGGTCTGAGTTTTTCAGTACCAGAGGGTGTACTTGTACCTCCCTCACTTCGAAACATTTATAAAGAAATTCAAGATGACATTGGCTGTACTATGAATTTTTTAAAAGGTGATTTGACAAAGTGGGCAGTCAAGAGAAAATATTATTACTTAATTCTGCACTTACAGTGATTGAGGGACAAACTGGTTCACATACTTATCTTTGGAAAGATTTTACAAACCATTTATTAACAAAACTTTCCAGCGATTATATTATTGGGAAATGTTGCTCGTGAAAAATCAATATTTATAAAGAACAAATCCATCACCGCTTAGTGCACATCGTGGTTTTTTTGGTTCTAAAATATTTTCAAAGTCTAATCAACTAGTTGGTAAAAAAATCAATTGGCAAATTCAATAGCAATTGAAAATATTACTCATATCAGGCAATCCTCTAAAAAACATATGGTATTTGACTTTTTTAAGCTTCACAACTGGATAATCAAGTTCACCGCTCAAAAGCGGTTTTTTACCCGCAAAGTAGGGATGATTTATCGTCTCTGGTGTCAATTCACTAATCAGTGGAACAATTTTATTTTTGGTATCATTAGTATCGTTTGCAAACCCTAAATCACGAAATATTTTTCCCCCAATTGGATAGGTTGCGTGTTTACCCAACGAACAATAAATATTTATGCCAAATCCGTAATTCGTTCTTTCAAGACAAGTTTGAGAATCTGCTTCATTTAGCCAAAAATGCTCTTTTTGACTGTGTGGAGTAAAACATATTCTTGAAACGCTGGAATTATTTTTAATTTCAACGACGACAAGTTCCAAATCATTTACATGAGAATCGACATGACATTTTCCAAGTCCATCATCAAACAAATAATACATGAAATAATAGACCCAGGTGGTATTTTCATCGATCACACGAGTATAAGAATTAATCGTCGTGTTGGATATATAATTTCGCAGTCGCTGATTTAAATCAATCGGAAAGAATCGCTCTTTACTATCAAAATATAAATTTATACTGAGGTTCATTTATATTATTTTTACAAAATTGTATAAATTCAATTTTTAAGTAAAAAATATTACAAGAGATAAAAATGCAACATCATCCAATTACTCACAAGGTATATTACTCGGATAAACTTTATCAATACAAGGATATAAATTCCTTTCCATCACTCTTGAAAAAATTAAGTCGTGATACAGGATTACCTACTGAAGCGATTATTTTAAAAGAAAGCATGTCTAAATTACTAGTCAAGGACGGAAAATCTAATTCGTCCAATGTAGTAACTGAAGATTCACAACTATTGCGCATTCATAATTTAGATTTGAAAATTAGACCGTGTGGACAAGACTACTTTAAAATTATATACTCAATTTGGATAAATTTAAATCACGCTTATTATTTATTGTCACCACTTACCGATATACATCCAATACAAGAGGTTAAGGATGAAACAAGCTATTATGTAACTACGGGAATTAATAACGGAGTATATACACGAGGTGAAGGTATTATTCACGTCCAGCCATCAATTGCACCATTATCAAGTCAATCAGAAGGATTAAATGCAACTTTGGGATTATTTTTTCCGGTAATAGGAATCATTTATAGCTCTAGTAAAGAAAAAAATAAACCACAATTAACTATTAATAATTATTTGCATTTGATTCGGTCCAAGCATGTTAATTCAACCTCTGGTCATACACCGATTCAAAGTCTTAAAAAAACAATGGAGTGCAAACCCAATTCAAAAATGCAATGGTATTTATTTGTATGGAATCATTATCAAGATTATAAACGATTAGAAAAGCCTACAGTTTATATGGATGATTTTGACAAAATATGGTTATTTACAGATGAAGCGGTATTTGTATTCATGTATTTGGAGAGACAAAACTATCAAGATATTCCGCAAGATGTTCGAGATAAAGTTGATGTCGTAACCCTGGGTCAAATTAAATTTTTTCAAAAATAAAAAAAATTTTAATAAAAGAATATGCAGCAGCAAGTGTTCAACAATTTAGTCTTGGCAATATTAACCGGTGATTATAGTACTGCCGACATTATCTTGAGTAATCCACAGACAGTTTCACAAATGTTACAAAAAGCACTTAGTCAAGGCCAAATCGAAGTTATCATATATATCCAAGTGACGAACGATGTTTTCAATACTATACAAAAATTAAATCAAGCGATTGCATCCGCTTCTGAACATCCTGAAGTTATTGAATTTTTAAGAACCGTAAAAACACAAAAACAATTATCCGGACCGAGTCAACCTAAACGATTGCCAGCCAATTCTGTCTCTGCAGGACAATACAAGGCACAAGTTCCTCCTAAACCAACAAAACTCAGATGTGCGCAATGCAACAAGAAATTAACACCTGTTCAAGAAGATTTAATTTGTTCGTATTGTGATAAAAGAACTTGTATGGGTCACAGAAATCGTCAAGCTCACACGTGTCAAAAAAGAAAACAAAAAGTTCAATTACCGGATGCTGTTTTATTTCCCAAATTAGATAGGATTTAATTTTTTGATTTGCAAAGATTAAAATATTCATTGGTTCCATCTGGCATGGGACGAACGATAATGATTGGTAATTTATTTTGCTCAAGCTCCATTTCTGCAATTAATAAAGGGTTAGTTTCTCCTTTGGTATCAATCATAATGGGTGCATTATAACTAATTTGCAATGCTCTAGTACCCAAGACTCTAGCTTTTTCATATTTTGTCAAAAAAGGCGCAGATATCATTGAATCCTTTCGTTTAAATGATTTTAATGTAAATAAAAATGTGTCAATTTTTGTAAAAAAATCTAAAATTGATTTGATTTTTATTTTGAATAAATATTATTACAAAAATGATTCTACTATCTTGGTTTTATTCAAAAATGCTGTCTCCGCTCGTCCCAAAAGCCGAACAGCCTCTCAAATTATCTTACAAATTAGCTTCTATTACCATTTATGAATCTCCTTTGTACTTGGGAATAGTAGCAATGATTTTAATACTTACCCAATGTTTTTGGAAAACAAGTGTTTTTTACTTGTTTACTCAAGTATTTGAAAAGGGTTTGTTATATGAAGATGTAAAATTATTAGAGGTTAGATACAATGATAAATTTCTACCAATTACCCACCGCGCATTTAACATAATTCTATTGTTGATTAACATGTATTTTTCTAGTTACTTTTATTATTATGCTGTAATACAAGGCACCATTTATTTGTTGAAAACTTTTCCACAATATTGGTTCCATTATTATCAAGCTCTGTTTATTATTCTGCTGCGATATTGGGACTTATTATTATCGAATCAAAAAATTAAAAAACTATTTAGACTCGCAGATTAAAAAAAATTAAATTAAAATAAAATGTCTCAAGTTGCAGCTTTTATCACTTTAATTATTGTTTTGATTATCGTTATAGTATTATGTATAGTTTTTTCATCAAAAAAAAATAAAGACATTATTTATGTGTTTTGGACTGGTGATAATCCAATTTCAGACAATAGAATGAATTGTCTGAAAAATTTGGAAAAAATATCCGAATGTAAAGTTATTTTGATCAATAATAAAAATTTACATTTGTATATACTTGAAAATTATCCATTACACCCGGCTTATAAATTTCTATCCGCAACACACAAGGCTGATTACTTGAGAACTTATTTTATGAATTTTTATGGAGGAGGTTACTCTGATATAAGAAATACAACGGGAAGTTGGAAAAAGGCGTTTGAAGAGATGACTAATAATCCAGACGCTTATATTAATGGTTATCCTGAATTAGAATCAATGAATTTGATGGAAGGTCTTATCGGAAATTGTTCTTATATTGCAAAACCAAATACAGAGTTAACAAATCAATGGTATAATAATCTTTTAAAAAAATTGGATGAAAAGTTGATTCATCTGCAACAAATAAATAATACTTCTAGCGTAGCCCCTCAGGAATCTAAAAGCGAATTTTATCCAGTCGAGTGGGAAGAAATTTTACGAGAAATATTTCATCCTTTATTGGAAAAATATATAAATTCCAATAGGATATTATATAGTGTTCCCAAACCAAAATTAGATAATTATCGCTAAAATTATAAAAATTTATAAAATAATAAAATGGCACCCGTTCAAAAATATTGTTCTTTAACTGGAGCTTATCCAGTTTATAAAACTACAGGATATTATCCATATGAATTTGTACCAATGCCCAAGGATTTTTGTTTTTGTCAAGATCCGCAAATAACTAAAAATATACCCATTGAAAAACAAACTTGCCCAGCAGGACAGGCTTGCGGAGTCTGTGCTCCAGAGTATACATGTAATATTTGTAATGCGGACTTTTATCAACTTTGTAATCCTTATACTTAAGGCCTTCAAGGCTTGTTCAAGTCAGGGTAAATATTAAGTGTGGCCTAACGATTTATTTTTGCTGGAAAACAAATCATTAAGCATAGCTCCAACCTCTGGGAAGGCATGGGCATTGACGAGCGAGGCAGGGATTTCTAGCAGGGAATGGATAAGGGTAGGTGTTATTACAGCCACAAACTATTGGAATACGAACGGTGTGTTTTGGACCGCCACAATAACAGGCGGAGAGAGAATTGCATTTATTGCACATTATTCTATAATAGGCAAAGATTATTTTTTGAAATAAATTTGCAAATTAAAAACTTCGTGTTACCGATGTGGAGACTCCAGTAAAAAAATTATTGGATGGTAAAACATATTGTGGAAAGACATAGTTGATAAAATAAGATTGATAAATAAAAAGAGGAGTTCTTTTTATTTGTGGTTTATTGCTTTCTTGAGTAACTATCATACTATAGTAGAGCAATTTAAAAAATTGATTATTTTGTTTTTGATTTTTACATGATTATAAAATTTATAAAATGAGACGATACAATTATAATAACCGACAAAAAGATGATCCTGCGCAAACAACAAATTTTTCTAGAGGTCCTAGTCTGTTGAGGCCTACTGTTAAACCGACTCCTCTGTCTCGTCCTAAACCTACTCCCAAAGTTGAAGAAAATTCAAAAGTTCGCAAAGTAGAAGTAAAGCTTGATGGTCTTGTTCAAATAAAAAAAGACAAAGATATTACAATTTTTGAAGATATACCCAGAGTACCCAAAAATAGTCCTGTGCAAAAAATTGAGAAACCGATTTACGATCCCATCTATTATGAAAATTGGTATCAAGGGAATTGCGAAGAGCCAGTACTACCAGAATACTGTGTTCAGTATGTGTGTACTTTGGATGATTTTGAAACGCTAAACTGGGTGACCAAAATCCCACGATGCGATTCGGTAGAATCAGAGCTTGGTGTGATTAAAACAATTATCCAAAAAATGGTTGCCTTGGAATTTCCCAAAATCGCTGGTGAAGCATTTATAGTGACAGTACTAAAGTCTCTTTTAGCCAAAACCATAATTAGTGAAGATGCGTTGATTGATTGGTATGAGTCAACGGAAGATTTTGAGGGAAGAAAAAAGGCCATGATTCAAACAACAGAGTGGATTCTACAACTTGTCGAAAAACTTGAACAAGAAGCTGAAGAAGAAGAGGAAGAAGAATTCATTGATTTTGACAATTATTAATTTAAAAAATTGGAAATTATTTACAAATGGAAGAAACTACTGAAACCAAAATCCAAAGGGTATTTAACCAGTTTATTGAAAACTATAATGAACAGGACCGAATTCGTAAAGATATGATTGCATACTCTAAACAATTCAAACCTCGTCAAGCTCAACTAAAAAAAGAGAGTCAAGAATTGGAGCAAATTCTTTTGAAATATTTAGATGACAATAAATTACCAGGAATTCGAAGTGGAGATTTTTTGCTTCTTGCCGACGAAAAGGCGATTCCTGGAAACAAAAAATTAAAAGAAGAACGACTAGCTTCGATTTTTGAAAATCATCAAATACACCCAAGTTCGGCAATATATAAAGAAGTCGTCGAGGTTATCAATAATCCCAAAAGTGTGCAAAAGACGGAAAAGAAAATCAAATGCCAAAAATACAAGACACAAAAGTAAAATTCCCCAAATCATTAAAGTTATTAAAAAGTATTCCATTTTAATAAATATTCTCATATGGTGTTTTTAGTCATAAAAATTAACCCATGACCCGTCTAAAATCAAAGCACCAAAACTCGCCAAGAATTGTTCAAAATACATTTCATTGTGGTAAATGTCTTCATTTATGTCCCACGGATTTTCTTCAAGCCCCCAGTAGGTTTTGTTGGGTTGGTAAAAGCATAACATTTCTTCAATAGCGGTGGCTATTTGAGAGTCATTGCCACAGATTTTTATTGGAATTGCCCACATTCCAATGGTAAGTGGGCTATGTTCCTGTCGGTGTCTTTGTCTTTGACCCGCGTCAAAATACCAAACATCCTGACTTGGAATCAAATTTCCGTCCATTTGGAAAAAATTGGCACCTCCAATTCCACCATATGCTTCCTCTAAAAAATTGTATGCATTTTGCAAATATTGCAAAGCTCTAGTATCACCATACCATAAATAATCAGTTCCAATTCTCCACAATGTTCGTATTGCATCCTTGTACATGTAATGACCATCTCCGTAAGCATTATAACCAAGACCGCTTGTAAATTGACCGCTTGGTGTCATCCAATCAGGAACTAATCCTAATTCATGCCCTGGGCTTTTATTTAGGATTTCATAGGATTTGTCGACGACGGCAAGCCAATTGCGATGTTGATTATCAAAGCTGTTGAAAATTCGGTACCAAGCAGGAGCAAAATATCCAACATTAACAAAATTATCTCCTCCCCAATAATAACCTGGTCTTACAATATGACTCCAAGTTACACCTTGAGCCCAAAAATTATCCAACATGGTTTGTGCGCGATTTCCATAAAACCCAGATTGGTAGTCTGACCAATTTCCACAATTGACTTTAGATTGAGCCATTATCAACATTGCTGCAATATCTTGTTCTGCATCTGTGGCTCCACCATTCGACATTCGCTGATTATTACCACCAACTCGCCAATCATAACATTGACCATTCCACATGGTTTGTTCTGCACCTTGCAATAAATTGTTAAAATTTGTTTGATCATTATTATAAAGAGCGAGTATTAGGCCATATCCGACGCCTTCGGATACAGCATCACCTGGGGTTTCAGAATAGGGTCTGTGAATAAGAAAGGGTTGTTGATAATGGTTACGGTCGATAAAACCTTGCCAAACGCATTGAATTGCATTGTTTAGGCTTATTGATTGTGCAGAAATGCAATATAAATTGAATAAAAATATTAGAATTTTCATAATTTTAATAAAATTTGGTTGTTTTTAAATTTCTAAATTGTAATAAAAATGCTTTGGTTATGGATTATAGGAATTTTAATTATTATTATCATTATAATTGTTTTTGTATTGAAGAATAAAAAAAACCCACAATCGGTACAACCATTAATGGAAAGACCACAATATACTCCATCACCTCTTTTCATGGAATCTAAACCCTCTTTACTTGGATATTTCACACCCATTCCATCACTAATGCCTCAATCGTCAGGACCTTTATCACAACCACCTTCAACACAACCTTCAAAAAGACCTTCATCAACGCCGCCATCATCAACTCCAAAACCATCGGTAACACCCTCGTCAACCTCGTCAACCTCGTCAACCACACTCTCACCTCCAAAACCTTCGGTAGCACCCTCGCCCTCGCCAACAACACCCTCGCCAACAACACCATCGCCAAAAACACCCACACCAACAACATCAGCACCATGGACTCTTTATTCTGGTAATAACGGATCAGTCAATGGAACAACATATTGTCAAGGAATTTGGGGAAGTCCAACAAATACAAACAAGAAAATGGTTTGTATATATGGTATTGATAGTAAAGGGAATACTATTCCGTGCAATTCAGGAGGTGTCGCCGGAGGAAATAATTCCTTTTATTGTGCTTCACCAAATTATTCAGGAAATAATGGTTCAGTCAATGGTAATACTTATTGTCAAGGTACGGGGGGAAGCCCAACAAATACAAACAAGAACTTGATTTGTGTAGGAGGAATTGATAGTAATGGAAATGCAATTTCCTGTGCATCCGGAGGAATATCAGGAGGCAATAATTCATTTTTTTGTTCAAATACGCCACCTTTTTATTCAGGAAATAATGGTTCAGTTAGTGGAACAGTATATTGTCAGGGGACTTTGGGCAGTACAAACACCAACAAAAAATGTGTATACGGAATCGACGCGAATGGTAATACTATTGATTGTTCTACTGGAGGTATCGTCGGAAAGAATAACTCATTTTTATGCGTATAAATGTTTTTAAATGATAATAAAAAAGATTCAAAAATAAAAAAAAAACATTTAATAAAAAAAATGAGTACCGCAGAAATTACAACCAACCTTTTTTTATTTGCTTTTTTAATTGCTATTCTTGTTCTAGTCGTTATTATTTATATTAAAGTACAAATTAATAGCGAATATGAAGACGAAGATGAAGCCGAAATCGAAGTAGAAGCTACTATTCCAACTAACAAACTAAACATGCAAATACCTTCTTCCCCATTTGATAGAATCCCTAAAACGAGCCAAACTCCCTTTGAAATGTATTAATATTGCTGAAAGGAACGATTTTTATGTAGTTTTATGACCAATTTGGCCAATTCAGTACGAACTTGCTTGTCTATTTTTTTATCAATCAACTTGTCAAGAGACTTTGAAAGTGGTTCTAATTCGTCATCAGGAGTTGATTCTCCACACAATAGCTTTTCTATCAATGCAAAATTCTTAATGGGTATGTGTTGATACAAAAGTTCCACTTTTTTTACAGTGTCTATATACTCCTTTGGTTTACTACCATATCCCGATGATTGTTGCGAAAACAAGGCAATACTCTCCAAAATATGATACAAGAATTCATTACATTCCTTGTGCCAGCTTTCATTAAAAATTGCGTCTGGGTCTGCAGTTTTTTGCGTATTTTTCTTGTAAAGAACATAAAAACTAGGATACACCATTTTAACAATATTTCTAAACGATTTCAAATTGTTCTTTAAACCCAAATCAGTATAGGCAATCTCAAATGTACGAGTTATATGCAGATAATATCTCTCTAAAATTTCCATTATTTTTGTATCCAGTGAAATTTTGGATAGCAAAATATATGACTTGAACATTCCTGGTTGTTTTTGTTGCAAATGATTTCGAAACATCACCAAATAATCACCCAAAAAATTGGTCTTTTCACCAGTACCCAAAAATAAATCGTGTATAGCATTATACTGCAATTTTGCAAAACTATTGGTGAGAATTAATGATTTTTTATAATTTGTGTCTTCACACTTTTTACGAATCCATTTAACAATGTGTTCCTTTCCTCTACGAAGGAGACAATAATCAATCTGAAAGTCAACATCACACTTGGTGAAATCAATAAATCCTTGCCCAAGCTGATAAATTTTATCATAAGCATCTTTGCTATTCAGACCAAGACTTACAAACATAAAAAAGTAGGTTAGATGCAAAACACTTGGAAATTTATAATCCTTGAATACAAGTTCACAGGGAAAAAGAGGAGAAATAGGCTCGTTGTTTTCGCTAAGAACCAAAAATCTTGTTTCTTTTTGAGCTCTTATTACATTGCTACAAGCCCAAGATGAATTGGGAAGACTAGACAGAGTTTTGACTACTTTTTTATCGGTCCACATTTGTCCAATCATTGATTTGATTTCTTGCAAGGAATTTTCCGACAAGGGAAGTTTCTGAGCTGCATATAATTCCAAAAGCTTATCTCCCCATTCAGGTTTGGGAGAAATATAACTCATTTGTTTCTGGGTTTGCTTTTCCAACAGTGAAAGAATTTTAGAAACCAGACGCGTTTTGATAGAATTGTCATATATGTGGTTGACAAAAGGAGCATATTGTCTTTGTACAAACATTGCAAGGTTTTTTGGATAATTAAATTCGTCAATGTATAAATCATAGTGTTCTAATTCTCTACTGTTGAATTTTCGATAAATATAATCGATTGAATCCAAATTTGACATGATTTCGTCCAAGCGATCCATCTTTTTCAAAATATCGACGGGTGTCAAGCCATTGTAAACACTTATATCCTCTCCCTTGATGAGAAAAGCATATAAATAGTTGAGGGCATGATGCACTTGATAAACCCAATATTTATTGAATTTAGGCTTCCATCCATAAAAATGTTTTTCAAGTACCTTTCCTACAAGGTTCCATCCATACAAATGAGGATCCGCGCCAAGTGTATATCGATACTTTCCCTCGAGTAAATTTTTAGAAGGACAGTAAAAAAACTTGTAGTGAGCACTAATTTTTGCATAGTGGGGATGCTTGTCAAAAAAAGTTTGATAGGCCTTCTCCAACGACTGGAGCCACAAGTTTTGTAAATCCCTCTCCGCAGCCATTTCATATGCGCGTTTAATGTGATAATGAGTGTTTTGCTTTTCAAGCAAGGCCGATGAAGAATCCAAAAGCATGGACGAATAAATTGTTTTCAAATCATCGATAGTTGGCGCCAAATTTGTTTCATTAATTTGAAAAGTATTCATAGTTACTGATTGACCTGTGATAAATTATAAAAAAAATCAATTTTTATATTTAAAAACAAGAGGTTACATGAAAATTAAAAACATGGCTGGAATACATTTTTTAGACAACAATGATTTTATTGTCAAACAAGGAGATAAAGGTCTAATCCTATCACTTGTTTATGAATCCAAAGGAATGACTTTGGTATTATTTTATTCGACAGAGTGTCCCTATTGCGATGCTCTCATCAACAAATTTAAACAGCTTCCTTCGTATGTGAATGGCTGCCAATTTGCCATGGTCAACGTCAATAGAAACATGAATATTGTGGAGCGATCTAAAAATACAATTGCACCCATTAGTTATGTTCCCGATGTAATTTTGTATATTAACGGTTCTCCGTATGTACGATATGATGGACCCCATGATATTCAGCATATCAAGGATTTTATCGTGGATGTCAATATGAAAATAAAAAAGACATCTTTTATGGAAAGTGACAATATGGATAAAAACAATGCTGCTCCTTATCCAAAACAGCCAGCTGCTGAAAACTTTTTACCCATGCCACAACCACAACAGGGAGGACAAGGACAACAACAAGGGCAGCAACAACAGCAACAACAAAATATCAACTTTCAGTACCAAGATAACAATGCACCAGCTAAGCAAGCTATTCCTGCTTATACTATTGGCACTCCCTTGTACGGGGAACGCAAAAAGGAAAAGGTTTGTTATCTAAATTTTAACAGTGCCTATGTAGGGTCCAACTAAATCGGATTTTTTTTTGGGAAACAAAAAAAAGTTTCATTTTTTGACTTTTTTAAAGAAATACATTTAATTTAATAAAAATAATTTAATGATTTCATTCATCACGCCTAGTAAATTATGTGGATCATTTTTACATTTAGCTCATAAAAATCAACATGATTTTGGAAATCAAACAATGACATTAATCGATCCATTGCCAAAATTAAAAATTCCACTATTTGTTAGTATTTTTCTGGTTGTTAAACAAATTATACATCCGTTGAGTGATATTGATGATATAGAATTTCAAGTGACTCATGCAGAATTTATAAACTTTCGCTACCCCAATCTCAAGTATTTTATATTATTTCTTGTCATACTATCAGATGCTTATATAATGACAACAGGATGGCAAAATACTTTTTTTTACAATTTGGTGGAATAATTTTTAAAGACAATTGCGACGGTTTTTAAAATAAAAAATGAATGGTCAAAGTAATAATTTTAAACAAATTATTATTAATAATGACTTTGCAAGAAAGACGAATTAAAAAAGATATCAAAGAGCTTTATAACCAAGGTTATAAAGTTGATATATTAAATCTTTATCAGATTGAATTATATCTTCCCAAAATTGACAGAACAATACAAATCACTTATTCTAAAGATTACCCATTTAAACCCCCGAAAGTTTATATAAATAATATTTCCTATTCAAATTTTATAAAATTGAATCAATCTTTTAGCCGTTTATACGAAAAGATTTTTAACCAATGTCCGTGTATATGCTGTATTTCGTTTTTTGGAAAGGGTTGGGGACCTGTCCTAAACACCTTTCATATTGTAAAGCAAGTTGAAGATTTTAGTAGCAAAAAAGAATTCATGTACTTGCAAATTTTAAATTCAATCAAACAAAAGTTTCCCTGGGAATTGATTACAATTTTTTTATAGTTTATATTATCTAACATTATCCATAGTATCGCTAGTCTGCATTCCATCATTCTTTACTTTGGCACGACCGCCGCGCGATGGTTTTGCAAATAGTGCTTTTTGTTGTTCGGCAGAGATAAAACGATTTACTTTGGTACTACAAGTTGGACAAGTTCCAGAGACCATGGGTTGCCCTCTACTTGTTGTTTTTTGTTGAGGTTGTTGAATAGGTACATTGCACTTGCAACGCATACAATATCCTGTGCATTGATTCATTTTTATGAATCGCAGAATAATTTAAAAAAACTGATGATTTTCACTAAAATTAATTTATTAAATCAAAAAAATGAATCAAACTTTTGAAGATTTTGAGTTTAACTGTGATATAAGTTTGAATAGCTTCATTAAAAAGGAAGCAAACCGAAAGACGATTGCAAAAATGCTTTGGAGAATATCTAACCAAGATCCTGTATATGCTAATTATCTGTGTTTCGAAATAATGGCAGATTATTTGTGCTCTTTTAAATTAGACGACAGTTTTCAAAATATTAAAAAGAAAAAAATTGGATGGAATCATACAAGTTTTGAAGTTTTGGATAGAAGACAAAAAGAATACGACGATTTTCTTATTAATCCTCCAACCGTAGAGGAGGGTGTTATTGAATGTCATTCGTGTGGAAGTAAAAAGACTTTTTCATTTTCAAAACAAACACGAAGAGCGGATGAATCTGCGACAGTTTTTGTACGATGCAGCAATTGCGGTAAGACATTCAAGATGTAGCTGTCGGTCTGGGTCTGGGTCTGGGTTTGGGTTTAGGATGGGGTGGTGCCGATGCCTTCATGATGCGCCATACGAGGCTTATCCAAGCTTGCCTTCCTTGAAATCGGTGACTCGTGTAGTAGATTGTTTGTGATGAGTTCATCCTATAAAACTGTATTAAAAATTAGAAATATGTTTAATAAAAATGTTAACTCGAGCATTCTTGTTTTTAGGTTCAATGCACGGAATATGTGATGCATTATTATTATGGGAAACTGGATGGAAAGGTTTTTTGTTATACGGTACAGCTACTTCGATGATTTACTGGTCAAGCGCTAGAAAGTCGCTGTTTTACTTGTACGGCTGCCTCGCGGTATTTCCTGCTTTTCATCATTTTTTGGACCATGACGGAGTACCTTCCCTATTATTTTTAGTTCCTGCTATGGTTTACCCAAGACGAATGCTTCAGTTGTATTTTATCCTAGTACACTCTTGGTTACCGACTTTAAGGTGCTGTGGAAAAGCTTATGTACAAAACCGGGGTGGATTATTGTTATGGACAATCGGATCTATATTTGTTCCAGTATATTTTGGTAAAAGTTGCACTCAAAATCCAATTCTTTTGGACCGTCTTTTGTTATCCGTAACCATACCCCATATTTTATTGAATGGCTTAAAGAGGTAAAGGTCTGAATAAAATGTTTCCTACTTGTTCAATCTGCCTTGAAGATTGTATTATACCTGTCGAAATGACAATATTTCAATGTACTCTCACTCAAGATAGAAACTGCTATTCTTTTAAAAGAATGTGTGAAGGCTGTGTGATTACTTATTTAGAACTAGATAAGAAGTATTCAAGTCGAAATACTTTTAAAAAATGTTTATTTTGCTGTTCGTGGGTAAATCCACAAAAGATTGTTGGAAAGACTGCCTACAAGAAGGATTACCTATTAATGTCTTTGGACACAAGAGAGTTACAATGCAAGAATTGTGACTTTGTAGGGAATCATTTGGAATTAGAAAGGCATGTGGTGAAAGAATGCAAAAAAAAACTTGTGGAATGTCATTGTAATTTGGTTGGACATAAAGATTTTATAGAATCCGCTGAACATCGAAAGACTTGTGCATTTTATAAACAATGTTTAGAATGTGATGAATATATTTATCGTCAAGATTTTGAAAATCATTTGTATGATATTCATCAAATGATTGTATGTCAATTCTGTCAAAAGCCAACAGTTTTAAAAATCGAAGAACATTTAAAGAATGAATGCGAATTACGCAAAGTAGAATGTAAACATTGTCCTAAAATAATGGTTGCGAATCTTTATTTGGAACATTTAATTGAACATACAAATCATTGCAAAACGCGTCTAGGCTTGTTGAAAGATTTAAAAATCAAGGAAATGAGTTTGTTTCAGCGACTTTCCAGTGAGATTCAAGACTTGTTTCAACAAACTTATGGTACAGATATCGATGATTAAAACTCCAGTGTATTTTTATCAACGACGCAATAATTTGGAAAGATAAATTTATTATAAACAATTGGGTCCATTTGACCAGACTCCCATTCAGCAGTCAAAAATGATCCAAAAAAGTCACATTTGTGGTATTCCAATTTAATATTTGGACACACTGTCAAAAAGGCCTTTTCAATAATATCTTTCCATAGCATCTGTTCGTCTATAATGGACCATTTATAAAATTTGGTTGTGTTGTCGACAGCTCCAAAATAAAATAAGAGATCTTGTTTTGCCCTGGTATTTTGCAAACTACGAATAAATACACATAAAGGATGATCTTTGTAGGGAGCGACTTCAATACTTCTCTGGATTAAAAAATCTTGTTTCATTTTAATCTAGATTGGATTAAAATTTTTAGTTTCAATTTTTTTTGCAATATCTAGCAAGCAGATTACTATCATATGTAAGAGTTCCATTATTACTTTTAGATCCAAAAGTTACAAAACAGTTCCTTGAACCTGCAGGATTGCCATATTGTACAGTTTGATTTGATGTATTATCACCTACATAAAAAAACCCACCACAATCTGTATTTCCTTTACATCTGGTACCACATGTTGCTATATCAGTGTTATAACTGTAATAAAATTTAATATTTTGTTTCAATGTGAAGGGATTAGTTGAAATTGTTGTTGTTGTCGCATTAGACGGTGGATTTGTACTAGTGAAACTGGTAGGACAGCTTGGCGGGGTAGCTGGTGTTGTAGCTGGTGTTGAAGCTGGTGTTGTAGCTGGTGTAGAAGCTGGTGTTGTAGCTGGTGTAGAAGCTGGTGTTGTAGCTGGTGTAGAAGCTGGTGTTGTAGCTGGTGTTGTAGCTGGTGTAGTAGCTGGTGTTGTAGCTGGTGTAGTAGCTGGTGTAGTAGCTGGTGTTGTAGCTGGTGTAGTAGCTGGTGTAGTAGCTGGTGTAGTAGCTGGTGTTGTGGTTGGTGTATTTGAGCTTGACGATTTAGATGGACTATAAGAAGACCTATTCGAGGATTTTGATGGACTGTAACTAGGTGTGTATGATGCATTCGAGGATTTTGATGGACTGTAACTAGGTGTGTATGATGCATTCGAGGATTTTGATGGACTGTAACTAGGTGTGTATGATGTATTGGAAGATTTTGATGGACTGTAACTAGGTGTGTATGATGCATTCGACGATTTTGATGGACTGTAACTAGATGTGTTTGATGCATTCGAGGATTTTGATGGACTGTAACTAGGTGTGTATGATGCATTCGAGGATTTTGATGGATTGTAACTAGGTGTGTATGATGTATTCGAGGATTTTGATGGACTGTAACTAGGTGTGTATGATGTATTGGAGGATTTTGATGGACTGTAACTAGGTGTGTATGAGTTTTTAGGACTAGAATAAGATTCTGTATCCATTGATTGATTAGTTTTTGTAAAAATCAATATAATCAATACAAGTATTGTGGTCAAAAATAAAAATACAATCGCATTTGTAAATCTATTTGGCATTTTTTATTAAACAATTTAAAAAATGAAAAAGTTTAAAAAGTAGATTACTATGATAAAATGCAACGTTCAAAAGATTATTACCGATCACTTGGTATCGAAAAAGGTAGTTCAGATGATGAAATTAAAAAGGCTTTTCGTAAACTGGCCATGAAATATCATCCAGACAAGGCAAAGGGTGATGCTGAAAAGGCTGAAAAATTCAAGGAAATAAACGAGGCTTATGATGTTTTATCCGATCCTCAAAAAAAGAAAATGTATGACCAATTTGGCACCGTAGAAGGAATGGATATGGGAGGTGGTATGGGTGGTATGGCTGGTATGCCAGAAGGTATGGAAAACATTTTTGAAAATTTGTTTGGATTTGGTGGAGGAATTCCAGGCATGCAAGGAATGCGTTCAGCAAGAAAGAAGAAGCCAATGCACAAAACTTATGAACTTCCCGTCACACTGGAGGAAGTTTATATTGGAAAAAAAATACCTTTCCGAATCAAAAGAAAGATTTATCGTGGTACGGGATCTTCAAAATGTAAACAATGTAATGGTTCAGGACAAATGATTCAACAAATGAGTATTGGATTCATGGTAACCCAAAATATTACAATGTGTCCTCATTGTCAGGGTTCTGGAAATGACTATAAAGAAAAAGATTTTCAAATTTTGGAATGTGACTTGGAAGTACCCATTCCAGCAGGAACACCCGAAGGAAATCATTTGGTCATGCAAGGCAAAGGAGATGAATTACCTGATATGGATACTGGAGATGTTCATTTTGTAATTACCTACAAGAAGCACGATGTTTTTACTCTTTCTGACAAAGAGCCTCTGGATCTAATCGTCAACTTTGATATTACATTAACGGAAGCTTTGTACGGTTTTAAACGATCATTAAAAATGTTGGATGGACAGGATATGGATATTGTGCTACCGCCTCGGCATGTATTGTGTCAAAAAATCAGCGCTCCCATAGAAAAGATTCTAGTGGGAGAGGGAATGAAATTCCAGGGTCATAAAGGAGATTTACATTTTATTTTTAATATTGAACTACCAAAACCCAATACTTCCAATCTGCGAGCGGTGTTGGAAGAATCAGAGTACGCAACAAAGGTTCCTGTAGAAGCCGAAAAATCAGAAGGATTTGCTCGATTAATTGATATTACGAATTTATAAATCTTACAGCGTTGTCATTTTAATCTTATATCTTTGAATATAATAATTTGTAGTATATGTGTATAATTTTCACCGCTATATTTATCAAATGTTGATAAACCAGCTGTAAATGTATTAGCTAATTGGCCTCGATTTTCTTCTAAAAATCGGGTTGTACATATAATATTACCAAATAAAAAAGCAGACCCAACACCAAGAACAACTTTTGGTGTAACATCTATAGTTCCCCCATGTGCTTTTACATATGCAGCAGAATTGGCTACTAAAAAAATAATTTCATATCCTGGATATTTCTTTCTCACTTCTATACTACATTTTTTTAGGATTTTAGAAGCTTCCTTTCCATTTTTGGTAATATTTATTTTATCGTATTTTAAAACACTGGTCATGAATTGAATCCACGTTGGTCTTATTTTTTTTACAACATCAATCCATATGTTTCTCAAGTCTTGCCAAGTAATAGTATCACTAATTGGTAATAAACCATTTGCATTAGTACCAATAGGTTCAGAATATATATGTAATTTTTGTATTTTTGATTTTAAATTTTCTGTAGGTTTATAAGATTCTCGAATGGATAAATACATAATTTATCTTATTACAAAATAATATTTTATAATATTTTGTAATCCTAATAATACCATATTGAACCATCTTTTTTACAAGTATACACTCGGGAATAATAAATATTTGGATCGCCTTTATTTGACCATGCACAAGTTGGTTTACAACAATCTTGCATATTGGTAATGCAATATTGACCTATTGTACGATTTCCGTTGCACGATTGCATCAATGCATTAGAGATGGAAGGATATGGAAAATTATTATTGTTAACCGTTTTTAATCCTGTGAGGAGCGAAAGGCCATGTGGACACGCTACTTGAATATATTTGGTGGAAACAAAATTTTGATGATAAAGTTCCCAATTGGTGTGAAAACAGCTGTCAATCGTAATTTGGTCCTTGATCGAATTTAAAAACGGTGAAATATTATTGCATAAACTTTGCAACTCGGAAGCACTTTTTTGATTCAACCATTTAATACCTCCACTGTAACATAAATTTGGGTCGTTGTATTGTGCTTGAGTCCAAGTGGTAAATGGTGAATCGTACATTGATTCGTGACAAACACCACCTCCGCAATAATTTGTATTACAATCGACATTACAAGAAGTATACCATCCAAAGCCTCCAGCGCCCATAAATACATCCATTTGACCTTTCATCACGTCATTTCCACTATTAATCACTTGCACAATTAATTGTTTAAAATCGGGTCTCCAAATTCGCTCCGCATCCAGTAATTGAATTTGGTAGCAATTGCCACATTCATGCTCGTTGGAAGATCCTGCAACTGCGTATAAGAATTGATTGTCCAAATTATCATATTGACTTGCTAATAACATGTCACGTGAGAACATCATCATATGAGGACATGCAAAACCATAATCTTTATTGGGAGAAATTTCTCCATTGGCACAAGAACTACTGATCTCGGCCTTGTTGGTATAATTTAGCGTAATGGGTAAATTACCATAGAATGCATCTTTGGCAATGTTCCAAGACCATAAAGAATCTGGAAAGGAGCTTGTGCAGCCAATAATAACTAATAGAAAAACATTCAATATCATTTATATTTGGGTCAAAGTTCTTTAAACTTTTTTATATTTTAAAATTGATGCATTGAAAATAAAATTTGTTTGTGATAATTATGATTTGCAGTATTTGCTTGAATTCGTTAAAAAAAACAAGGTCATTGCCTTGCAGGCACAAATTTCATCCAAAATGCATCGAGCAATGGATTGAAATCAATAATTCGTGTCCAATATGCCGAAAACCAATTGAAGATGATGCAGAAATTTTCATAAAGAATGTTGTTTTTGATTTTAATACCATTTTATTATTAACTGTAATTCAATTATTAAACACGCAGTTTACATTTTCAAACTTTTTGTTTGCATTAAGTATAAATTGTATATTGATTTCAGTAAGAAATATATATTTTATCTATTGCATCTAAACACAAAAAAGATTTTATAAAAGTTTTTATAAAATGAATATTTGCGTTTTATTATTTTTAGCTCACGATGGAGTTTATCATCCTCAAATTTGGGAAACCTGGAAGCAAGAATCTTTGAAACTTCTCACCAATACAGAAATTGTGTTCAAGGTTCATGCACCATCGACAGCAAATCATCATTTGGATTTTTGTACCCAATATTCGATTCAAAACACAGACACCGGAGCAAAATTAAATTTTGGTTATTCAGGGTGGTGTGATTTATCTCTGGTGTGGCAATATATCAAAGCATTACATTATGTATTGCAAGATCAACTCATTCTAGCTGAACAAAATGTAAAAATTTGTTTGGTTTCTGGTTCTGATATTCCGTTTAAAAATGGGGCTACTGTCTTTAATGAAGCTTTTTTTCAAACTGACCAATTTTGTAATTTTCAAGAGGGACATTCTCAATGGATTTCTGTAACAAAAGAAACAGCACTAAAATTAGATGAAGAATTTTATACTAATAAATCCAAATTTAAACAAATATATCAAAGCATTGTACAGAAAAAAATTGAAATTTGCCCTGATGAAACATTTTTAAAATTTTTCTCGGCTTTTCAACCAGGTGAATCTTCGTGTACAACCTATGATTTATTGCGACCAGGTTTTGAGAGTCCTATGGAATGGACCAGTTTAAAAGAACGCAATCATGTCGTTTTTTTTGGTCCAAAAATATTTTTAGCGTGGTCTTTAAAAATTGCCTTGTCCTTTGCCAGCATTGAAACATATTCTAGCACAGAATTTGTCTTTAGAAAAGTAATGCCAACTGTTATTTTTACACCAAAAGTCATTCAAGATTTTTTTATTGACAACTTGTGGAACCCATCGATTTCTGTTCAAGAACGAATCAGACAATTTAATTCCATCGAGCCACCAACGGGTATGAATATTATTTCGCAACACAATCAACAATATATAAATCCACTTACACAACCTGCGTACTATGGACAGGATAGACGTGGTGTTCAAAAAAAAACAATTCAAGAACAACTTGCCACAACAAATTTATATTATAATAAATTGGACGAGGATCAACTGCGTGCGATTGATTATCATTTACCTACAGTCATTTTACAAATGAAAAAGAAACCTACCTTGACCATACAACAGCAAATTCAAGAATCGAAAAAATTTGGACAAAAGTTTAAAGATGTTGTATTTCAAGATATTGTAAAATATTTGAAAGCGCATCCAGAACTTACAGTATTCCAAAAACTAAGTATTATTGAAAGGGTGTCAAAAAAATATTGGCATTACTTGATAGCAACTTTTATTCCAAAGGCAACACGATTGCAATTATCACCAATTTTAGACAAGTTAGAGCCATCTAAAAGATCCAAATTTGAGCGAAAGGTATTTGGTAGTTGATAAAATATATTTTACCTTTAACAAAATGAGAATACCAAATTTATTTATATGGCCGTGGGTAATGTCTCCAAAAGTAATAATGACGAATTTATTGCCGCGACAAGACGCGTTTTCAGTCATAAAAAATTTACAAGAGGAATACAAAATTTCCAATCAAAATGTAATTTTTTTTCAAGAGCGTCGCGATTATACTCTACCTTTGGATACTGCCAAAATTTTAACTATTAAAGAAATGCTTCCAAAAGGAGAAACAATAATTCCCCAAAATCATGTATATTCTCATTTTCATTATCAATATATTTATTCGCGTTATCAAAATTTAATACCCTATCATATTTATTGTGGTATGGAAGAATATATAGCCTTGGAAATAAAATCTTTATTATCAAATCATCAAAGAAATATGATTGTATTTCAAAATGAAAATTGGTTTTATGATGAATCAATAAATTCCTATCTAAATGAAAACGAGCAGAA